AGCGTTTGCGCGATGGGAAGTGAACGCGACGCGGTATGGTACAATAACGTCTTCTCAAAAGCGCAGAACTACAACAAATGCACATGGAAGAATTTCCCGATTTACAACGAATTATGGGCGGCAAGTATTGAGATACTGAACCATAACGGTATTACTTCCGTTTTTGACATTGGATGTGGGATGGCGCATTTTGGCGAGGCTTGCAAAGACGCTGGAATATCATACCAGGGCATTGATTTTAGTTCGTATGCCATCAATCACAGCCGGAAGAAATTGCCGGAGTTTACTTTTGAGGTTGCCGATATTTTAGAATACGATTATCCAGAAGCGGAGGCGTTCGTTTGTCAGGAGGTATTAGAACACATTACCCAAGATTTCGACCTCTTCGCGAGGTTACCCCGTAAGCCGTTTTTGTTTACAGTACCGAACCACGACAGCAAGGGACACGTTCGTTTTTTTTCATCTGTTGAAGAAGTAGAAAAACGATACGCTGCGTTTCTCGATGATCTACAGGTAGAACAAATAACCCCGAACCACTTTCTCGGGTTTGGCATTGTGAGTAAGGAACAGGGTTCGTAAACCGTTATATAAAAAACTCTTCGAAGATGACTTTAAAAGAACGAATCTCTGAGCTTTTTGATAAGTACTCCGTTCAATTGGAGGTTGAAGAAAAGCAGGAGGTAAAATTTGCAGTTGCTACGCTGGACAGCGGGCAAGAAATCCAAACCGATGCGGAAGCCTTCGCGGTCGGTGTTTCTGTTTTCGTAGTAAATGACGAAGGCGAACAAATCCCTCTCCCGGATGGTGAGTACACTTTGTCCGACGGCTCTATGTTGGTCGTTGCCGAAGGCGCTGTTTCAGAGATGAAAGAAGCCGAAGCCGAAGTTGAGGCCGAAGAGGAGAAGGAAGAAGAGATGTCCGAAGAACCAAAAGAGGTCGAAGCATCTTCCGAGGTATTGACACGCGAAGACGTTGCAGGTATGATCGCAGAAGCAATCGAAGCAACGAAGGCGGAGTTCTCTTCACAAATCGAAGAACGCGACGCAAAGATTACGGAGTTGAGCAAGCAAGCCGCCCCCGCTATCTCTCGCGTAAAGCAACCAAAAAAGGTCGAAAAAGTAGACCTCTCGAAATTAACCGTTAAAGAGCGCGTCCGCGCTTTGTCTAATCAATTCAATTCTTAATCACTCATGGCTGACATGACATTTACAACGAGCAACTACGCCGGAACCGCTGCCGTTCCTTTCGTTGCTCCTGCTATTTTGAGTGCGGACACCATCGCAAATGGTTACTGTTCTGTACTCGATAACGTTCGTTACAAAACCAACCTCCGAAAAGTATCTGGAGGAACTGTTGAGGCTCGCACTTGCGGTTTCGCTGCCAACGGTTCTCTCGATATTTCCGACGTTCAGTTGACGTTGACGGAGCTTCAGGTTAACGAAGAAATCTGTAACCACGAACTCGCTCAAACTTGGGCGGCGGAGCAGATGCGCGGAAACTTCGCACCCGTCCCCGGCGATTACGAGCGTTACCTCGCTGAATACATCGCGGCACGTGTTGCAGAGGACGTAGAAAAGAACATCTGGAGCGGCAAGTACAACAGCACCGACGGCACAACAACCGGAACGGGCGTTCCTGTTTTGTTTGACTCTATTATGAGTCGTTACGTAGCCGGATCAGGCACGAACGAGACGCTCGTAGGTACTGCGTTCACAAACGCGAATATCGACGACAACCTCGCTTCGTTGGTTGCTGACTTGCCAGACGCGCTGGTCGGTGATCCCGCTACGAAGATTTACATGAGCCGCAAGAGCTTCCAGTTGTACTTCCAGTACTTGGCAAGCGTAAACGTAGAGTTCCACGCTGCGGAGTTGGCAAAGTCGTACCTCGGTTACGAAGTTATTTGCCCTGCTGGATTCCCTGACGATACGTTGCTCGCTTCTCGCGTAGATAACTTGTACTTCGGTACTAACGTCTTGACCGACCACGTAGAGGCTCGCTTCATCGACTTGCGCAACTTCACCGGAGCGGATCAAACGCGCATCATCATGATGTTCGACGGTGGAACGCAAATCGTAGACGAAGCGTCTACCGCTGTTGTTCGACGTAACTGCTAATTGAATCGGGGAGGGGCTTTAAATCCCTCCCCTTAACCCCCTTTGAATATGGCTTGTAGCATCACAATAAATGGACGCGCGTTCCCTTGTAAAGACAAGATCGGGGGAATTAAGAAGGTATGGATTGCACAACTCGGAGACGTTTCTTGGAACGCCGTTTCCAGCGGTGAAATTGACGACGCTTCGGCGGCAGTTACCTTCCGCTCATTCGAACTCACCAAGAACAGCGGTTCTTTCCAACAGACGGTTACTGCCTCCGTTGAGAACGGAACGGTTTTCTTCTCTCAAGTTTTGGAGTTGACGCTTCCGAATTTAACGGCAGGAGATAACGCCGAACTCTACGACCTCATGAAGAGCCGTTTGTCGGTTATCGTTCAAGACAATAACGATAATTACCTCATCATGGGGCACACTACGGGCGCGGAATCTACCGGAGGTACGGTAGGAACCGGAACGGCGAAGGGCGACCTCAACGGTTACCAGTTGCAATTCACCGCCGAAGAAGCAATCCCAGCACCTTTCCTCGCGAGTGGCTTTAGTAACGTAACGCTTACCGCCGGATCCTGATTTCATTTTGTTTGGTTTGTAGGTTCAAGGACGGGGGAGGGCGCAAGTCCTCCCCTTTCTATTTTAGAGCATGATTAAAATAGCATTACATATACCCGTTTGGAAACGCATCGAGTTAACTGGCGCTTGTTACGAGGGTCTGAAAAGAAACATCCTCGAATTCGAAGCCTTAGGTTACGAACTTATTCCGTATATCGGACACAGTGAAGACGATCACCGAGCGTTGGCGGAAGAATACGGATGGAAAAATAAACGGATCCCAAACGACCGCCTCGGAACTAAGAACCAACTTCTCTACGACTGGATGAAGAAGGACGACTGGGATTGGTTTATGCAGCTCGGATCCGATGATTTTTTACTCCCGGGAGGTGCGGAGAAAATTGTCGAAGCTATGAAGAAGTACGAGTTCGCCGGATTTAATGAGCTATATTTCTTTGAAAGAGACACCCGCAAAGGAACGTATTTAAAGGGCTACCGTTGCGGAGCTGGTCGTTTTATTAGTCGAGCTATCGTGGACAAGGTGAAAATTATGTGGAATGACCGCGTAAAGGGCTGCGACGGTTATTCACACGGGCGTGTTGAAGAAGTGTATAAGCCCCGCATCCATACGATGGAGGGTTGTTTTATTGCTGACGTTAAGACGGATGTGAACGTTACCAAATATTTCCAAGCTACTCCCGAGGTTTTCGAAATGGATTCTATTATTCCTGAAGCGCATTTAATATGATTACACTCGCACCCAATAGTTCGAATGAACAGTTCGTTTATCTCACGCTTCAAGAGATGAAAAAGGACTTCGATTCGTTTACTCACTATCTCGTTATATTTACGAGCATGGTGAGTCAAGATACCTTTGCGATGGTTGGAAACGTAGAGGCAGATAACGCGCGATATACAAAGCTGTCTGTCTTTACTAACCAGCCGCTCGGCACTTCCGGGCGCGTCCTTCTTACGCAATCGGGGCAGTATACGTATGACGTGTACGGGCAAAACTCAAGTACGAACCTCACCCCTACCGATGCAAGCGTAGAGGGCTTAATTGAGCGCGGGACGCTTACGGTAACCGGAGAAACCGGGTACGACATTCCTTCTATATCCATCCCGGATAACGTTATTTACTACCAGTAATGGAAATTCTACAATTAGCAAAATACGAGGAGCGTTCGTACCGCGAAACTCCAAACCGTGAGGGCTTCGTAAATTACGGAGACGACAACCTCTTTCCACAATACCTCGTTGACCTTTACCACTCTTCGGCCACGCACAACGCTTTGGTTACTTTCATTGCGATGATGATCTACGGCGAAGGGTTTGACGCTAACGATTTAGAAGGCCGCCTCGCTTTCGACCAATGGAACTTGAATGACGAACTCCGCAAGGCTTGTTTGGATTTTAAGATACAAGGCGGCTTCGCTCTGGAAGTGAATTGGAGCCTCGACCGAACTACGATTGCAAACGTATCTCACTTGCCCTTTGAGAACGTCCGTAGCGGCTTCGTAAA